GTGAAGGCAAAGAAAAATGCGATTTCTCGCGTTCGTCCCTGCCCTGCGGAGACTGCTTAACGGGCCATACGACAATTAACGGCTTGCCTCTGCCTGCTTACCCCGCTTGCGCGGTGTGTACTGCGGTGCTTCTTATCGCCGCTTGCGCGCCGTTTCGTTACGCCACTTGAACCAATCTTTCGATCCGACTGCCGGCTCAACTTGATCCGATGCGGACGAGCCGCCCTCAATGTGCTGTACTGGCGCCGGCGCCTTGGAAACCTGCTTGGTTAGTGCCTTCGTAGCCTTGTCGGCAAGCTTCGTCATCTCGATCCCCATCTGGATCGGATTCAGGCTAGCGATGCGGATAGCCTCGTCCAGGTTGTCATGCTTGCCGAGCCACGCAACGACCTTTTCAGCGTTCGGCACCTCGGCAATCACCTTCAAGAACTCTGGGCCGCCAACACCGGCGGCATTCAGGTTTTGCACAGCGCTGTCGAACTCAGCGCCGAACTCCTTGCGGCCGGCCGTTTCGATCTGTGCTAGGCGCTCGCGCTCACGTTCCTGCGCACGCATGTTCTCGGCGTAGGCCCGGGCCAGTTGGTCGACGTTCTGCTGCGGCGCAGGTTGTGGCTGTGCTTCCGTATTGCCGCCGGCCTGCGCACGTTCAGCAATCTCGCGCCAGCGCGCGGCCTCTGCTTCGGCCTCGCGACGCTTTGCCGTGATCTCGGCCATGCGGCGCATGACCCATTCGGGCGGCTCTGACTTTGTTTCCTGCGGCTGCTCGACCTGCTGCGCCTCCTGCTGCGCCGGCTGTTCTACCTGCTCTTGCTGCTGTTCCTGTGCGATGACTTCATCGGTCATTTCGTGCTCCTTGGACTGTCAAACTGGTGCCAGCACTTCACCCATTCCGGCCTCGTAAGCCGCGTCGGGGTCCATGCGTTCCTGTGACAGGTTCTGTGCCGGATTCGGGGCCGTCAGCATCTCCTGCACGGTTCTGCGGACTATTGCGTCCGTCTGTTCTGGGTTCATGCCGCCCAACAGGGCTTTCAGACGATCGGTTTCAGCCTTAAATGCCTGGACGATGGTCTCTTTGTCGTTCTCCATGCGCAGGGCCAGATGGTTCAGCGCGTCCATGTCAAGGCTCTGCTTCTCCATTTCCTGCGCTTTGGTCTTATCCTGCAACTCTTGCTGAAGCTGCTGAATCATCTGCATGGCCTGCTGCAAATGCTGTTGCAACTGCTGCTCTTGCGGCGATGGGCCTTCACCGATCGCGCCAGGGTTGGTCGCCTTGATCCAGTTGCGCATACGCTCTTGCAGCTTGTCGGCAGCAGGGAAGTCCGCATTGCCCATGTACAGATCGCCGATGACCTGCGCTAATTCAGGAGCGGAAGCCAGCAACTGAGTCATCGCATTGAACGCATCCTCACGGCGGGTCTCGAAGTTCGGCCCAGCCTTCGCCACGACATCGTACTTGCCGACGTTAGGATTGAAGATGGCCGTCACCTTCGCCTCGCCGTCGTCCTTGTTCTGCTGGAGCGCGGTCTTCTGCATTGGGTCGATCTGGATCTGCTGCTCGTCGCCGTTCTCAGCTAGGATGCGGATGATGCGCTTGGTGTCGTAGATCTTCGGGATAAGGTCGATCAGCTGCTTGCCAGTGAAGCGGATGGCCTTCGCCTCCTTGTCCTTGAAGTGGAACGTGACACGCGAGCCCTGTTTCTGCCGGCGCTCGATCGACACGCCCGAAATCTCGTTGCCTTGTTCGCTGAACGTTGCTTCGTACTGACCCGACGCCATCATCAATTCACGCTCAGCCGTCTGCATCCCGTCCATGTACACAGGAGCGGTCGACGGCGGCTCCTGGCGCTGCGGCGACGGGATCGGATTGCCGTTCTCGTCAGCGTGGTTGTAGGGCAGGAACGCATGGTTCTGCGTGTTCGCCGTGGCCCAGTAATTCTCCAGACCTTCGATAGCCTCGACAGGCGCCATGTATGGCGATTTACTCTGCAGGGCGCCAAACTCCAGTGCTGCGGAAGCGTTATAGTTGTAGGCGCGCTGTGCGTCCTTCAGGTAGCGCACAAGGCCCTTGCGATCCAAGCGGCCCTCCATCACCACTTCTTCGCCCGGGACGCGGATGATCGGGATGTACTTTCCTGCCCAGGTGCTCGACTCGGCAATCTCGTCACCCACGATCAGGTAATGCTTGACGGTGCGCTTGTCGACACGACGGCGCTGTGCATTGCCGGCGTCATAGGCAGCCTTCAGCATCGCGCGTGCTTCTTGCGGGATGTCCGACTCGCGCACGTACTCCACACCGTTGTCGCCCTCGACGGCATACAGCCATTCCTTGGACTCGCTGACCTCGTAGTATTCGGCCACGCGCACGGTATCGCGGCGATTCCACGACAGAGCACCATCACCAAACGTCTGGTTCTTCAGGATCGTGCCGAACTTGGCCTCAGCCTTATCTCGCGGCATATCGTCGAACACGAAGCCGTAGCGAGCGTCAGAGCCGTCCTCGTTCTTGATGTGCGGGTCAAGGTAGACCGACAGCGGATCCGGCACCTGACGGATGTAGATCTCCTGATCGAAGCTGTCCTCGTCCGCGTAGTCTGTGACGATGCGCCAGTACCCGATGCCGCCGCCCACCTGGAACTCGCGTGCCTTGTCATAGGCTGTCTGCGCGTCCGAGATGTACTCGATGTGCCGGACGATGCCCTCTATGATCTGCGCAGCTTCGTACGTGGCTGCATCGCCGGTTGGATGCACGACGACGGACGGCTTGTTCTCCTTGCCCTCGTTGACCACATGCAGCCAGTGCGTGTGCGTCTTGTTGATCGTGACCATCGGCTGGTCTTGGATCTGGCGACGTGCACGCACCGCGGCGTTCCACTGCTCCTGGTTGTCGGAGTCAGCGTAGAGGAAGCGGATGTCGTCCTTGAACCGCTGGCGCGTGTCCTGCTCCCACTCGACGCAGAGCTTGAAGCGCTTGTGAGCGCGGGCGACGATGTCTTTTGCGCGCTCAGCCATTATTTTCGCCACTCATTGATGATTACATTGGGCTGCCTACCTTTGTAGCGCCCACGCGGGAACCAGATGTAGTCTTTCCAGCGCATCCCACGCTTCCTGTGCGGAACGTATGTAAACGTGCCGTATCGATCCCACCCATGTGCTGAGACGATGTAGCCCGTGTAGTTACCGGAAGGTTCATCGGTTTCTGGGTCAATCTCCTCGACAAGGACTTCAAGAGAGATCGTTTCGGCAGGGACATCGCCTACCTGACGGTGCCGCAACGCGCGGCGAAGCTCGAAATCCGGGGGAGTGACTTCTACGTACCAGTGGCTCATAGTCACATCCAACTCCCGCCCATCGAGCGGCCAAGGTTGAGCGGGCGACGCGGCGTCGTCTGGAAGTTGCGCGTCTCTTTCTTCGGCTCCTTCAGTGCGATGGCCATGTAGCGGAATGCGTCAGAGCCGTGGGAGGCCCAGTTGTGCATCGGCTGATCGCTGTACTCTTTCGTGTCAGGGTCGACGTCATAGCGGTAGTGGCGCAGGGCATTGAGGCCGTCTGCGCACTTGTCCTCGTCAAACCACACGTTCGGGAAGATCGTCCGCGCCGCGCCAATGCCGGTCGAGAGAGAAACCTTCGGCACAATTCGCACCTTGAATCCAGCTGCGCGCATCTGCTGCGCAATCGTGCGTTCAGACGCCAGTAGCTCGTTCTCCGCGTCGTGAGGGAGCCAGCAATCGCCATACACGTACTGGCGCGACTGAAGCTCTTTCATGTAGTGGCCGATTGCCTCGCCAGAGTTCTCGTAGTAGTCGATGACGCGGAATTCAAAGGCGGCGAGCTGGCAGAACCAGATGGCCGTCTTGTCGGCACGCCCCAGATCCCAGAACGTATGCACCGGCTTGGACGGGTCGTACGGCACGCGGGTGATGTGTCCCTGAGCCTCGGCTTCGCGCAGCTCTTTCGCGTACACGGCGCCGTCCATGATCTTGCGGGTGAACCCCAGCCAGATATGGTTATAAGCATCCGGGTCGGTAGCTTTTGAGTGTTCCATTTCAGCGCGTAACGTGTCGGGCAGCCAAGGGTTATCGAAATAATCAACCTTCACCACAATCGCATTGGGCGGAGGGTTCTTTACAAAACGCACATACGTGTCGTCCGAGTCCAGCTCAGGGTTGAACGACACCCAAATCTCTGATCCTTCTTTACGGATGGTAGGAATCAGCGTTTCCCAGGATCGGCGTGAAACTGTTGCCGCTTCCTCCACCCACACAATGTCGACGCCCTCGAACGACTTAATCTTGTTGACATTGTTCTTCAGGCCGCCAAACGCAATCTCTGTGCCGTTGATGCCGTAAATGGACTGCTGCTGAACCTCGTAAAAGCTCGCCAGTCCAAGCGCCTCAATTTGATCCGACAGCAGCTTGTGCACCGAATCGCGGATCGAGTCCTGAATCTCACGCGCGCACAGAATGCGCAGCTTCTTACTCGCTCCCTGAAGCAGTAATGCCCGCGCAATCGCCCAGGACTTCGCACCGCCTCGCCCCCCGTAAAACACCTTGTACCTCTGAGGCATAAAGAGGGGCTGGAACTTTTCAGGGAACTCGATATTCACGGCTTCTTGAATACCACTGTCATCGTTAAATCGTGCTGCAGGGGCTTGCCATCAGCCCCGGTGTGTTCGTTCGTTACTTTGTCGCGCCATTCATCCTTGCGGCGGTTCTTCAGCCAGAAAATGGCGGCAGTCGTATCAGGCGGGTAATGCTTCGTGATCGGCGTTTCTACGATCTGGCCTTCAATCACCCTGATATCGACGTCGTCATGCTCATAGCCAACCGCACGAGCAAATAGGCTGCGCTCCACGCGGTCATCAGCTTCGTCCTTGCCGCTTTTTAGGGCCTGTAAAAACTCGTCGCTTTCAAGCTTCCAGTTATTGAGCGTCTTTTCAGTTACTTCAAAGAAAGATGCCAATTCACGGTCAGTTGCACCGAGCTTGCACAACTTACGTGCTTGCTCGATGTATTCCAGCTTGAATTTCGACGGGCGCCCCATGCGTTACTTCTTCTTGCCCTTGCCCAGCACCTTATCGGCCTTGCGGTCGATCTTTGCCTTCGTGCTTTCGCTGATCTTGCCCTTGCTCGCCATTTCGCTTGCGCGAGCCTTGGCATTGCGCGCGTGCGATTTGTCATTCAAGGGGTATTTGCGCTCACCCGGCATGCCGAATTCGGACTTCGGCAGCTTGTTGCGGGTCTTTGCTTTGAGTTCAGCCATGATGTTCTTTGATGAGATTCCATGCCCAGTGAACGGCAAAGCCCGAATTCTCGGTGCGAATGCAGATTTCGAATCGCCACCATCCAGATACGAAACGGTCTTCGGAAATGAGATAGCCTCGGCGTTTCCATGCAAAGAGCGGCACCTTCAGCCGCTTGCCCTCAGCATATGCGCTGAGGCCCAAGGGGATCCGCTGACCACTTGTTAGGAACGGGATGACGGCCATCACTTGCTCAGGCCGCGATCTTTCGGTGCGCGAATGCCGTTGATTCGTACCGGCTCAGGCTTCGGGCCACTCGGCGGAGTGCCGCCGTGGAACGTGCCCGCTTTTGCTTCGCGCGATTCGCGGGCGCAGTTGGCCGCGTATTTGGGATTGCCTTCTTGACCTTTACCGAGACCGCTCATGATCACCCCGATTAAAACTGATTAAGGCGCAATGGCCCACAGTTTTAATGGTAGTGATCTTAGGAAACGAGTGCCACAAATGAATTGTCATGACATTTTGTTTCCGAAGAGCAAGAATGACAAATGGTCATGAATAAATCGCAGCCTCGCAGAAAACATCTGCCTCGACATGCTTAAAGTTGCGGCTTTTGTTTTCTGAGGCCGAGGATCGCAATATTCCAATTCGATCACTCGCGCTGATTCAGGTGGGAGGCGCTGGATTTCCTCGCTGATCCGCTGAAGATCTGCTGGCAGATTCCGGGCCAATGCAATTCGATGCGCGGCCCATTGGAACAAAAGCTTTCGAATAGGCGACGTCAAGGTGGCGTCTCCTTCCGTTCCAATTCATCTAGCCTTCGCCTCAAGCTGGCCAGCATCACCTCAGTGATCTTCAGTCCGCCTATCAGCCCGAGTAGTACGCCTAGGGTGAGGCAGGCTAGGGGGAGCCACTCTTGGCCTTCGGGTGGGATAGAGTTCATTGGCGCTCCCAGATGTGTGCTGATGCCGACTTCAGCGCCTCGTGTTCTTCCGGCGTGAAGTCCACCTTCAGGCTCATACCCTCGTAGTTACCGGTCTTGGCCTTGTACAAGCAGCCGATTAAGTCAGATCCTTCCTCTGCGCCCACGTGCTCAATGTACTTGGCCAACAGAAGCTTGTAGTCGATGCTCATGCCGTCTCCTTAAATGCGCGCAGCTTGGCGCAGTAGGTGTCGCGGATGGCCTTGAGGTCGTCGATTGAGTAGTGGCGCGGCGTATTGTCAGCTTCGAGCGCCTCGACGCGTTCAAGGCCGATGCGGGCGATCAGGCCAATGCGGTATTTCTGCTGGTTCCCGCTGAGGTACGTATTGCAGGGGGCGCACTGCTTCGCCAGGTTGTCTTCGACCAGGGCCAAGTGCGGGTGCGAACCGCGCGCCAAGTAGTGGCCGGCATGGTATTGGCCCTCATGATGCCTCCCGCAGCTGATGCACGGGAGGTCAGCGTCTCGGGCGCGCACGTAGGCATTCACAGCGGCTTGGGCCTCACGCATCCAGTCGCTGCGCGTCTTCATCGCCTGCTTGCGCTCGCGCGTCTCCTGGCGCTCCTGCTTGGCCGTCTCCTTGGCGCCCTGAACGATGGCGCAGTCGATGGAGCAGACATGCTGGCCCATGCGCTGTGGCTTGAAAACCTCGGCGCAGACCACGCACTTTCTCTTTCGCGGCGTGGTCGACGTCAGAACCGGGGTACGCTGGCCGAGCGGCTTGCGCTTGAACGGCGTGCGGCGCAGCGGCGTGGAGCGATCATGTGTCATGGTTCGCGTACCTCCGTATTGAAGGCCGTGGCGATCAGGTATTTCGGGTTCGAGCCGAAGCAGAAAAAGACGGCTGCAAGAATCCACCACGCAGACCAATCCCGAGTGATGACTAGCCAGATCGCACCGCTCACCATAGCGCTGTCAAACACCAACATAGCGATATAGATGAGTGCCACAGACAGTTCTCTCATGGCTGCGCCCCTTTGCAGCCCATGTGCGTCTTGCCGTCAGCGGCGATGCGTGGTGTGATGCCGTGGTCGTCGCGGCTTCCTAGGTATTCGCAACCTGTCACACGGTCTGCGTACAGAATCGGATCCAGCGGCAGAGGCTTTTGCTCACCATCAGGCTTATCTCCAGTGGTTGGACTGCAGCCGGTCAGCGCAGCCAGCACGAGGCAAATGGCGGAGCGGGCGAGGGTGGTCATTCGACAGCCTCGTATGTGGCAGCGAAGATTTCAGCTTTGCAGGGATAGTTCTCACCCTGAACGCCGGTTATGATCCAGTCACCGGGGCATACGATGTGACCGCCTTCGAGCGTGTCGATCCAGCCGTGAACGTGCATGGTTTTGTCGCAATTTTTACATGCGTGCTCGCCGCTCACTTCCGGATGGCGGAAATAGCGCACAATTTGGCCTTCCCATCCGAGCGTCTTAGCGAAGCTTCCCGTCCATGTCCTAGGCCTGCCACCTTCAAAGCCGTGAACGTCCTTGGCATAGTCCTGCGGGTGGTCGCCGTTTTTGAACCACTGAGTCGCTTCGATCACAACTGGCTTTTTGCGGTACTTCATCTATCAGGTTCTCCCTTTGTTGTGCGCCCGGTACTGGCCGGGCGGAGTGGTGGTTACTTCAGCGCGGATGCAAATTTCGTCAGGTGTCCGCTTTTGTCGAGTTCAGCAAGCGTTGTCATCGCTGCGGCGGCGCGCTCCAACAACTCGACATGCCTCTCAAGGCGTGTAAAATCGGCCGTTTTATTGATGCGATCCAAGCCGTCCGCAAGCTTTTGATGGGCGTCGCGGATGGCGCCGCTAACCTTTTTCGCACCATCGCCAATTTCTGCGGCTTTTCCCATAAGCTTGCTGTGAGCACCGTCGAGCATCTTCGTGGTGTCGTTGATAATGTCTGCTGCTTTCTCAAGATTAGTCATGGCGTTGGTACTGACACGAGTGGGGAAAGGGGCATCAGGCGAAACAGTTTCATTGACGATGGCCGTCCGCACGTCTTCGACTCGATGCAGTTCCTGCGGGTCCATGCGAAAGGTTCCGTTCTTTCCGGAAGTAAATTTACTCAGCTTGTTCTGACTCATAGTTTTCTCCGTGGTTATCTGCGCACTTCGCGCGAAATGGTCTCGTCAGTCTTTCTATTGCTGCCATACGGCCTTGACCCGAAGCTCGCTATCGCATCGGTATGGCCAGTCGATCAGAACGTCACGAACACATTCGACTGCCTCGGCCT